AGAACTTATGGATGAAGTTTCTGACTTTCCTAACGGAGAGAACGATGACTTAGTTGATGCGACTACTTTAGCCTTAGCTAGGTTTAGGGAAGGCGGATTTTTAACTCTGTCTAGCGACTATTTTGAAGAAGAAGAACCCTATCAAGGAGAAAGGGTTTATTATTAAGGAAAATCATACTATGATGTATTACCATGGCTATTGAAAAACAACCTTTATCTATGCCTTCTAATTCTCAGGGACCTGTTGAGTTAGAGATAGTACAGCAACCCGAAGAAGAAACTGATCTTTTTGTTCAGCCTGACGGTTCAATTATTCGCGGCAGCGATATGGAAGAAGAAACCCCTTCTAAGTTTGGAGAAAACTTAGCAGATTTTCTTGATGAACGTGAATTAAACACTATAGCCTCTGAATTAGTTTCGTCTTACGAGGATGATTTAGATTCTAGAGATGATTGGTATCAAACATACGCAGAAGGTTTAGATTTATTAGGAATAAACTCTAAATCTAGATCACAACCGTTTGTTGGAGCTTCAGGAGTTCATCATCCAATCCTCGCAGAAGCCGTAACTCAGTTCCAAGCCCAAGCATACAAAGAAATGTTACCAGCAGGTGGACCTGTTGATACAGAAGTTTTAGGAATTACCGATAACGCTAAGTTAGAAAAAGCAAATCGTGTTAAAAACTTCATGAATTACCAAATTACTTACAAAATGGAAGAATACGATCCAGAAATGGATCAATTATTGTTTTATCTTCCGTTATCGGGTTCAGCCTTTAAAAAAGTTTACTACGATCCTGCGTTAGGACGAGCTGTTGCACGTTTTGTTAAGTCAGAACACCTTGTTGTACCGTATTACGCAGTAGATTTACTTACAACTCCACGAATTACACACGTAATTCATATGAACGAGAACGAATTACGTAAATTACAGCTTTCAGGCTTTTATAAAGACATGGATATGATGTCGCCTACCAGTAACCCTGATTTAACACAAGTTGATGACAAAATTGAAGAGCTACAAGGACTAACTAGAACAATTAGCGACGAAGAATTCACTCTTTTAGAGATGCACGTCAATTTAGACCTCGAAGGATACGAAGATGTAGGAGCTGATGGCGAAGAAACAGGATTAGCCCTTCCATACATCGTTACGATCTGTAAAGATAACAATAAAATTTTAGCGATTAGACCAAACTACAATGAAAACGACCCAATGCGTAAAAAGATTGAATATTTTACTCATTATAAATTCCTTCCAGGNTTAGGGTTCTACGGTTTTGGTTTAATTCATATGATGGGTGGTTTAACTAAATCAGTTACTTCTATTTTACGCCAGTTGATTGATGCAGGAACTTTATCTAACTTACCTGCTGGTTTTAAAGCAAGAGGATTAAATATTCAGCGTCATGATGATCCGTTACAACCTGGAGAGTGGCGTGATGTTGATGCTCCTGGAGGAAGACTTCAAGATGCGTTTTTACCGCTGCCATATAAAGAACCAAGCGGTACATTAGCTACTTTATTAGGGGCTTTAGTTGATTCAGGTAAAAGATTTGCAGCAACCGTAGAAGATCCAACAGGTGATGGTAATTCCGAAGCCCCTGTAGGAACAACCGTTGCATTAATGGAAAAAGGACAAAGAGTTATGTCCGCAATCCATAAAAGATTGCATTATGCACAAAGATGTGAGTTTAAAATCTTAAAAAGAGTATTTGGCGAGTTTTTACCNCCNGAATACCCTTATCAGGTCCAAGGAGCGTCTGAAAACGTCTTTAAAGAAGATTTCGATAGTTCTGTAGACGTTATACCTGTTTCTGACCCAAATATCTTNAGTATGACGCAAAGAATTACTTTAGCTCAAACACAGNTACAAATGGCACAAGCAGCACCACAATTACATGATTTACGTGAATCGTATCGTAAAATGTATTTAGCTTTAAATATAAAAGATATTGATGCATTACTTCCACCTGAACAAGAAGTACCGCCGCGTGATCCTATTAGTGAACAACAAACAGTTTTAACAGGTGCCCCAATTAAAGCGTATGAGTTTCAAAACCATGAAGCATATATAGCTGCGCATAGTGCATTTATGCAAAATCCCATGGTACAACAAAACCCAGTAGCTACTCAAGCGATTGGTGCGAATATTCAAGAACATCAGGCAATGTTGTATAAATTACAAATAGAACAAGCAATGGGTCAACCGTTACCAGAAATACAAGACGGACAAATGCCTCCTGAAATGATGAACGAGATTGCATTAATGGCACAAGCAGCAACACAACAAGTTACAGGTCAAGCACAAGCGATGGCACAAGCTCAAGCGGCAGCACAACAAGACCCACAACGTCAAATGTTCGAACAACAACTACAACTCGAAAAAGAGCAGTTGATGCAAAAAGAACAAGGTGATATACGAAACGCAGAAATCACCATGAACAAAACACAATTAGACGCACAAATTAAACGCGAGAAAATAGAAGCTGATTTAAGAGTACAGGATACTAAAGCTGCTATAGACTTACAAGAACTTGAGCTGAAAGCAAAAGCTGATGCTGATAAGAACTACACCGAACTAGTAAAAACAGTTAGGGAAAGTAGAAAACAAAACGGAGAAAAATAATGAGAGATTATTACGATAACGATAAATATCCTTCACCATCCCCTAAGAAAACAAAGGCGTCTCCTAGTTTTCCTAGTGTAGAAGATACAACAAAAACACAATCTGTTCAAGCAGGTGAATGCTTAGATAAACCTGAAGAAGCTAAAGTAAAAGCGGCTTATGGACAGACAAAAGGACTTCTTTGGTATCGTTCAATTAAGTAATTAATGGATCATATCTTAGCAACGGAGCATTTGCTCCGTAAATACCGTGAGAGAAAAGAAGCTCTCATGCAAACATTGGCTTCTGGTAGTATTGAGAATTTTGAACAATACCAAAGGATAGTCGGTGAAATAGCAGGTTTGAGTTTTTCTGAACAGGAAATTCAAACCCTACATTCTAATATGGAGGATGCAAATGACTAAAGTCAACACAAATGTTCCAGATAGAGTCGATAATTTCGGTAGTAATGGTGATGGTGCTGCTGCTCATGTAGCAAAAGAACCAACAATCACGGCTGAAAACATAGACTCTCATGCGAGTTCGTTACCACGTCCAACGGGGTATCGAATTTTAATATTACCTTTCACCCAGTCTGCTGTGACTAAGGGTGGAATTCACTTAGCTAAATCAACCGTTGATAAGGAAAGGTTAGCAACCGTTGTTGGTTATGTTGTAGCTATGGGACCAGACGCCTATAGTGATATGCATAAGTTCCCAGAGGGAGCTTGGTGTAAGGAAGGTGATTGGGTTATTTTCGGTAGATATGCTGGAGCTCGTTTTCAGATAGAAGGTGGCGATATGCGTCTTCTTAATGATGACGAAATTTTAGCGTGTATCGATGACCCAGAAGCAATTTTATCATAACAAAACTTGAGGAGGACTCATGCTAGAAGAAGAAAAAATAGAATTAGAATTACCCGAAGGGGAAGTTGATATACACGCGGCAGATGTAGATGATTCAATTAAAGACGAAGTAGTTGAAGAAGTACAGCCTAGTGTAAAAGCTGAATTAGATGAAGTATCTGATGCAGTACAAAAACGAATAGATAAGTTAACGTATAAGATGAGAGAAGCCGAAAGACAGCGAGATGAAGCTGTTAATTATGCTCAAAGCGTTAATAACACTGCTACTGATTTAAAGGAAAAGCTAAAGAATTCCGATTCTTCCCTTTTCAAAGAGTACGATAACAGGGTACAATCTGAAATTGAAGGAGCAAAGAGACTTTTAAAAGACGCACAAGAAGCAGGAGATAGTGATGCAGTTGTTGAAGCAACCACCGTTCTTTCCCGTGCTTCTGCTGAAGCAGAAAACCTTAGAAGGTTATCGGCTCAGCAACAAGTCAGACAAAAGTCAGAACCTCAAGAAGTTCCTGTGGAGCCCTATCAACCGACTTTACAGCCACAACAAGCTGCAGGACCAGATCCTAAAGCTGAAAAATGGGCTGAAAAGAATACATGGTTTGGAGAT